AGAAGGCAGGAGCTTGTAAGAATATGGCAGCTTCCAGCCAGGTTGACCATTGTGCTTAACTATCGTGTAGTCGCGTGGGCGTTCCATAACGGTCAATCGTGGCTAATCAATGAAACGGTAGCAAGTCTTGCGCAAATCAAGTAAAGCGTGCCTATAGTTTCCGCAACGTTTAACTTGCTTTCGCCAATCAAGTCTTCAACTTTGTCACAAAACGCTTCAAGTTCACTTGTTTCGTCGAAATCCCTAGCTTCCCGCCCTTTGGCCGCATCTTCCTGCAGCATCTTAATCCCGTCCGCCGGCAGTACGACATCAATGCACTCGTCTCTGCCTAGCGCAGCAGTAGCACGGCAGCAATCGTTGATCTCGCTACTGCAATCGTCGGTTATCACTTTGACGGTCAAAGGCTTTGACCATTTCAAGGACAGCAACCAGTCGCACACTTCAGGGGAGGGTAAATGGAGATCGCGCTTGTAGGCTGGCATGGGGGCGGCTGCGAGAAGCTGCGCCATCCTAGCTCATCCCTGCCGGTAAATGTGCTAAGATGCAACCGGCAACCACAAACCGCAATGATTCTTGCTGATTTCCAGATTCGCGCTCTTTGCGAAGCCGGCATGGTGACCCCATTTGACCCTGAGTTAGTAAATCCAGCTTCGCTAGACTTGCGCTTGGGAGACAATATCCTAATCGAATCCGCGCAAAGCCCAGAGCTTGTGCTAATGTCAATCAAAGGTTACACGGAGGAAGAACCTTATCTGATGGTGCCAGGACAGTTTTTGTTAGCAGAAACGATGGAGACCTTTGATTTACCTAAAAGCATTACAGGCCAGTTTTTGCTTAAGTCAAGTCGCGCAAGGGGTGCGCTGCAACATCTTCTTGCCGGTCATTGCGATCCAGGTTGGCATGGCTCAAAGCTGACGCTAGAGCTGAAAAATGTTCGCCAGCTTCACCCGATCAAGCTATGGCCAGGGCTAAGAATCGGTCAAATGAAGTTTTCGCGCATGGATGCAACGCCACTTGCTTGCTATGCCGCCACCGGCAGGTATAATAACGATACAACCGTCACTGCATCAAAAGGATAAAGCCATGGCAAATCTTGAGGAGACGCTGCAGGAACGGGGCAACCGCTGCGGCAGGTTCGTAGATCACGCTGCGATCACGCAAGAGCTAAAGGCAACTATTAGGCGCTACCTTGGCTCTCCTGAGTCATTGGAGCCGGATCAGCAGGAGGCGCTGGATATGATCTGCCATAAAATTGGGCGAATTGTTTGCGGCGACCCGAATTACGCTGATAGCTGGCACGACATTGCCGGCTACGCCAAATTAGTGGAAGATCGGCTTAACGGGGCGAGTCGTTGATGAGCAATCGTAACAATGCAATTAAGTGTCCCAACCTTAATTGCAATTCACTTGGCGTAACCGTAGTCGAAACCTACATTGTGTCATGCGGTAGCCGCATAAGGAGACGGCGCTGCGAATGCTGCGGGCAGTTGTGGTACACAGCGCAACCGCCTGAACAGCAAATTGAAACCTGGAGGCTGATCTGGGGGAAGCGAAGGGCAATCGCTCTGCTCTCGCCGGCAGAATCGACAGAAAATGGCAAAGTATAGAAAATCAGTAGATTCTGTGATTCGTGATTACACCAGATTCTCCTTTTGCCAAGTTAAACTTACCCAGGCACAAATATCCAAACGCATCAAACGCATGGTCAACACCTAGCTTTTTGTTTGGCATCCTTGTACCTTCAGCGTAGCCAAGCGTTCGGAACGACTTAATTAGCTCCCGGCAGCGTGGATGGATTTTGGTATGCACTTCCCCGTCAGCAGTGCGCAATGCTGCATTAACAGCACGAATCTTGTCAGCAGTATTGTACGGCACTTCTGGAGCGTGCACAGTAATGCCAGCTTTGCGCAGAATTTGGTGATCACTTACACCAACACCTGAAGTTTGCTTGCGGTTGCCGGTTGGATCTGGGCAAGCAACAATGCGACGATTTTCGCCGTATAGATCAATTAGCACTTCAGCCATGTCCCATGTTGTGACGCCTTTTAAGTTAAGCTCATTAAACACGCGCAGTTCCACGGCTCTACCGTTTACCTTAATAATGTTGGCGCAAATAGCAGTTAGCGGATCATTGTTAAAGTCCATACCTACATAAAGCGGCAGTTCTTCATCGTCTTCGATGGTTGAATCAACATTAAGCATTGAAAAACAGGACACAACTAATCCCGTGTTGGACAGAATCTTGGCCTCATATTCACGCTCGAACACTTCGGGCGCGAGTGTTCTTTTTGCTTCTTCAATTTCGGCGACAGGAATGTTCCCGCCCTGTAGGGACGTGTACTCATAAAGCGTCCACTGCTGCGGGTCGAGTCGATCAAGCCCAGGATCTACAAGGTCGGCATCTTTAAGCAGTAGAATTAGCTCATAGAACCATCCGGCAGTGCCTTCTGGCGATGGCGTGGTGGTAAACAGCGCCCAGCCGCCACGGTCCGACAGTGCAGGGCGAATAACGGAACGCCATGTATATTCCTGCTGAAACGCGCACTCGTCAAGTACGACGCCAGATAGTGCAGGGCCACGCAGCGCGTCTGGGTCCTCTGATCCCTTGAGATAAATAACAGAACCGTTAATTAGGTCAATGCGCAAATTGGATTCGTTTTTCTTTCTTATCCAGCGCTCTGGAATAATAGCCTTATAGGTATCCCACGCAATATCTTTTGCCATTCGATAAGTTGGGGCAACGTAATAGTAGACCCCTTTCCGCTCTGCCGCACCGCGCAGTAGTTCAACGCCACCAAGTACCGTCTTCCCTCCTCTCCTGCCGGCGAGAACAACGCGAAAGCGGCGCCGATCATTGAAAATTTGCCCCTGCATTGGCCGCAAAGACAGTTGATTCCTGCCGGACAGGAAGTCGCCGCTTTGGCGTAATCCCGTTGGGGCGGTTGCTACGGTCACGCCGGCTCAGTCTTGCTGGCTGACTGTAGCTCATGCTTTTTGGCGCCGGCAGGCTAGGCTGGGGGCAAACGCATTGCCGCGATGAACACTGCAAGGGCACTAATATCGCTCCCAAATTATGTAGACAAGGACAGTCCATTTTTTATGGACAGTACAGTAGTGCAGATGCGCCAAAAATGGGAGATCATGCGTGCCGTCACTATGGGCACCGAGTATTTACACGCAAACGCTGAAGTTTACTTGCCGCGTGAACCTAGGGAAAATTCGGCAGAAGGTAGCGATTACGACCCGTGGGAGGCTCGCGTCAATTTATCTGTTTTAGCGCCATTCGTTAAACGGCTGATCAGCAATGCTGCTGGCATGGTACTTCGCAGGCGCATTAGACTGGAAGGTGGTGACCCATACTGGGAAGACAAGTTTAGGAAGAATGTCGATGGCGACAAAACTTCTTTGGATCAGTTTGCTAAAAAACGATTAGAGGTTGCGCTGACCTATGGCATGTCGTCTATAATTGTTGACGCAGAAAGACGGGTTGCAGTATCTGGTGCAGATGAAATTGATCCGCTGCGTCCTTATTTTGTGCCAGTTGATCCGTGGCAGTATTTAGGCAGCCGGCGAGAAAGTGACAGCCCCGGCGCAAAGCTAGACATGTTTCGCTATCAAGAGGAACGCAAGGAAAACGATGGCAAGTATGGAGAAAAGTATGTCGCTATCGCTCGCGTCATCGTACCAGGAGCCTACGAAGTAATCAAAGCAAATGAAAGCGCTGGCGAAGTTGGAGAGTTTTCACTTAACTACGTTCCACTTGTGAACATATACACGGAAAAAGAAGGTTATTTGTGTGCCTCTCCGCCGCTGTCTGACGTGGCGCACCTTAACATTGCGCACTACAAGCGATTGGCCGACTTACTGCATTCGCTGCATATCGCCGCCATCGGCTTGCTAGTGCTTGAGGATTACGATGGCACAGAAGGTGTTACGGGCCAGAACTACGCCATTAAAATGAACATTCGCTCTAAAGCGTACTGGGTCAAATGTGACGCGGGCTCCTTTACGGCGCAATCCGAATTACTGGATCGCCTGGAAAACGAAATCTCGCATCTTGGCGTTACTAAGCTGCTGGGCCAGAAATTCGTCGCAGAAAGTGCTGATGCAAAACGCATCGACCATCAGCAGGCTAATTGCGTGCTGGCAGTTGCTGCGATGGAGCTTGAGTCAGGCTTGAATGAAGCCTTTAGGATGGCCGCAGAATACAGAGGCGTTGAGCCGCCTAAGGTTGTAGTCGATAAAGACTTTGACTTCTACCGCTTGCTTGGCCAAGACGTAAGCGTGCTAAGCGACCTGGAGGAGAAGGGGCAGATTACGACAGAATTACTGCTTCGCATCTTGTTCCAAGGCGAGTGGATACCGGAAGATGTAGACCTGAAGGATCTTGGTGAAGCTGTCAAGAAAATCAAGAAAGCAAAGGAAGAGGCAATGATGAAGCAGCAGGAAATGCAAAGCGCAAATCAAGCCGGCACGCGCTCACCTGCCAGTGCCTAGGCGCATTAAGTAGCCCCCAGGTTGCCACATTGCGCAACTTGGGGGCTATCGTGCTAACACTGCGATCAGTGTCCGCGCTCACGTTGAGAGGCTTTGGTCGCCCGAATTTGCTCACCCGCGATCATTGGCTGCCTGATAACCCTGGTTTTGCATTCGCCATCGGGCGCGACGGTCTTCTCCATGACTAGGCCGCTAATGTTGATAGTTTCAACAATGGGTGCTTTGTTATCCAGTTCGCTGTCCGGCGTGGCGATCGGCGCCGGCGCAGCAGGCGGCTTGACTGGCGTGGCGATCGGCGCCGGCGCAGCAGGCGGCTTGACTGGCGTGGCGATCGGCGCCGGCGCAGCAGGCGGCTTGACTGGCGTGGCGATCG